TAGCGGTGCTGGCGATGGCAGTACATTACGTGATCTAATATCAATCTACAAAAGGAGTATTGAAATTAATGATCAAATTATCGCACAAGCAGAATTGGATGCTCCATTGAGCGGCTACGATACCAGCAATTTATTTGTACCACCTGCTGTTGATCCAGGGCTGATGAATGTTGCTGATGTTAGCACAACCAGTGTCAATGCCAGTTCCACAGTTGATGGTGCTAGTACAGTGTTGAACACTCCTGATACAAATGTTGTAGGATATTTGTCCGGAGATGGCATTCCGCCTAACGGAATACCTTTTGGATCTGGAATTAGTTTTCCCAGCAATCCTACTACCGGACAATTTTATCTTCGTGTAGATTACTTACCCAACAGATTATTTAGATTCAATGGAACACATTGGATATTCTACGAAGACAAGGTAAGAATGACACTAGATAACTTTGGACAACAAGATGTAGCCACTGGGCCATTTGCTGGCAAGACTGTGAGACAAACACAAAAATCTAGTTTTATTAATAATACCAATACCGCAACAATCGCAGGAGTTGTGGTACAAGAACGTCAGGCCTTGAGTAAGGCTCTTAAACCACGGGCAGATAACTAATGTACATCTATAAATTTACTCATCTAGAAACTGGAAGATGTTATATAGGTCAAACTATACAAAATCCTAATCACCGTAAGTGGGATCATATTTGTAGTAGTAAATATACCAAAAATACATATCATTTCCATAATGCGTTAAAAAAATATGGTCCTGAATCATTTTCGTTTGAAGTTATTGCCGAGGCAAAAAGTATAGAAGAATTAAATGTATTAGAAGATATGTTTATTTCTCTGTATGATAGTATTAATAACGGATTTAATATCAGAAATGGCGGAGGCAATAAAACTCACCACCCTGATAGTATTAAAAGAATGAAGGAGTCACAAAAGGCCGCCCATACTAGAAGAAGAGAACAGAATGGAGGAATAGAAAAAACCAAACCTCATAAATCTCATGCTACAGGATGGAAACATTCAGAAGAAAGCATACAAAAAAGAAAAGAATGGTCAGCAATAACAAATGGTAAAAATAAAGGTAAAACTTGGAAATTAATAAACGGAAAAAGAACATGGGTAGAAAAGGAGGCATCGGTTTAACGCCGTTGTACTATTATTAATTTTTTCTATGATGCGCAAGTAAAGAGATACTTGACACAATTTATGAGGATCATGAGCAACTTTAGTTGGCAAGATGTCAACGGCAATTTGTATCAGGTGCCTATTGTGTATGGTGACATGAATCGCATGGCTGCCAACATAATGAAAAAGAACAGCGAGAACACTATTCCCAGTGCTCCATTTATTGCTTGTTATATCAAAGACCTAGCATTTGACCGATCAAGAATGCAAGATCCAACATTTGTCAGTACTGTACAAATTGCCGAAACTGCCACAGATGCCAACGGCAATGTCTCAATAAATCAACAAGGTGCCAACTACAGTGTGGACCGTATCATGCCAAGTCCACATCTGGCCACATTCTGTGCTGACATATGGACCACCAACACAGATCAGAAATTACAAATATGGGAACAGATTGCGGTGTTGTTTAATCCCAGTCTGGAATTACAAACCACCACCAACTACATTGACTGGACCAGTCTTAGTGTATTAACACTAGACAATCAAGTATGGAGTAACAGAACCATACCACAAGGTGTAAATGCTGATATAGACATTTTGACCATGACATTCAAAACACCTATATGGATCACAGCACCAGCCAAGGTTAAACAATTGGGTATTGTTACAAACATTATTAACAGTGTTGCGGCATTGGCACAGGGAGACATTAACATCAATTTTGCTGACCCTAATGCTGTTCAAGATTTTACAAATCCTGATGTTACAGTCAAAGTAACTCCTGGTAATTTTGACATTGTAGTATTGAACAACAATGCCACGCTAATTAGACCTAACAATCAAGGGTCGGCTATTGATACCACTGCTCCACAAAATATTGTATCCTGGCATAAGTTATTAGATCTTTATCCCGGACAATACACCGCAGGACTTAGTCAATTGAGATTGTTAAAGCCCGACGGCAACGAGATTGTAGCTTACATGACATTAAATCCATTAAACGAAACACAGATGAATTTGAATTTTGATGTAGATACTATTCCTGCTAATACCATATTGGGCAATGGGCAAGGTACAGTTGATGCTATTATAAATCCACAGACTTACAATCCATTAGGAGTTGCGGCCAATACAGTTTATTTGATATTAGATGACATAAATCCTGGCTACGGTACTCCGGGCTTTGTTGGTGTGGCTGCCTGGAAAAATGCCGACGGTAGTGACTTCCATGCTGTGGCCAATGATATCATTCAATGGGACGGTGCCAATTGGTCAATAGTATTCGATTCTACCACTGTTACTACGATAACTTATATAACTAACTTGTACACAGGCATACAATACGAATGGGATGGCACACAATGGTCTAAATCATTCGAAGGTGTATATGCTAATGGGGATTGGCGATTGGTTCTATGAGTCAAATAGTTTGTAGTGGCGGATTATTTCTGGCCAAAGACACACAACGATTTTTGTTGTTGCTTCGTGCCCAAGGCAAGACCGCAGGCACATGGGGCCTGGTTGGCGGCAAAAAAGAACCCGGAGATATAACTCCTATTGATACACTTAATCGAGAAATATCTGAAGAGATAGGACTTCAACCTAAGATTACTAAAACCGTTCCATTGGAATGGTACAGCAGCCGAGATGATAGTTTTTATTATCACACCTATGTATTGATTGTTGATCGAGAATTTATTCCAAAATTAAACAACGAGCACACTGGGTATGCTTGGGTAGATTTAAACTCTTGGCCAAGGCCCTTACACAGCGGTCTTAAAAATACCCTTAACAGCAGAACCATTAAGGGCAAATTACAAACCATTTTAGATGTAATTGGTTAAATCAATTGGACCTGATTCCACCTTGATTGCCAGTCTATATACGGATCCTGTTCAAACTTAGATTGCATGTGTAGCGCCAAACTCTCAAAAGGCATTAACCCTAGTACATTGCGATTGACCAATATTTTGTTTATGGTATCTGGTTCAATGGTTTGGTCTGTGGGATCTTTGAGAAAAAATTGCTCGTATAAGTCTTGATGTTGAGAAAATTGTGCTATGCTGGTCATGAATGTACAAGGTATGTCGTAGCACTGTATCCAGTAACGATTGGCTCCGGGTATCACTGCTCGAGGTGTGGGCGAGTATCTATAAATTGTACGCCAATATCTGGGATCATGATAAGGCACCACAATGGCATGCGAATTGGTGTCTAGCTGTAATTGATTAAAGACATCAATCATTTCAAATATAGCCGACGCTTCAAACAAATAATCATCCTGCACTTGATAGACTAGGTTTTGTCCATTGGCTAGCAACCATTGATAGCAGGCCTTGATCGACGGCATTATGCCCTGTGAGTCCAATTGTACCACTTCAACAGCAATATTGTGTTGTGTGTATGATGCGGCTAATCGTTGTAGATAGTCCACCGTTTCCTGTGATGAATGGTCATCAAATATACATATGGTATGGTGTGTATCTGGTTTTAGATCTGCGGTATATTTTACAGAATTAAGAAAGCTGGTAACACATTTTTGTGTCACTGTGGATTTTGGTTCTCCACAATATCTCAATATATTTTGGCTATTAGACCGATCGCAGGTCTGTAACGCATAATGAATTTTGTACATTAATAAATCCTTGACTATGCTATAATTTAGCCAAGCAATCAGTATGTATTAAAATTTATTGTACAGGATTAGATTGGTTAGGCGGTGTAAAGGCAGAGGTATATCGTGCGTAGCCCTGGGTTACTCGAAGGTCGTCAATATATCCATTCAAACAGAATCCTGCAGTTAACGGAGCACTGGCATCAGTGCCAAAAATAGGTCTATTGACGTTGCTGATATAAGACTGTGAGTCTGAATAGCTACTACTTTGTTGTACACCATTTAAAAATAGTCGAGTAGTACTGCTGGCTCGAGCCACAGCAACATGATACCAAGTTGATGTTGACAGCGTAGATCCAGTGATCACCACACTGCTACCTCCAGTTGCGTATTCTATAGCACCTGTTGAGCTTAACATAAGACACGGAACGGTTGAAAATGATGTTTGTCCCAATGCTCGCCCATCGTAGATTGGCGAAGTATTCGTTGAATATGCCACCAAATAAACCCAACACTCGATGGTAAAATCTGATGTGCCAAACGCAAATATGGGATTGGCTACAGTTGATGCCGCATAAGCGTAGTCCGTGGTACCATTGAATTTATAACTACCCGATCCATACTTGACTACACTTGAGTTTAACACCGTGGTTGCGGTGTTAACAGTGACAACATTGAATCTAGCACTTTGATCAACCATGGCAGCATTTGTGGCCGCTAATAAAAGACTTGTGGTAGCTGTGGTTGAACTAGTGTAATAATGTACCGGTGTAAATGGAGCAGTGGGTACAGTAAAATTAGTTGCTCCAGTATACAATGCCGCACCTTTGGTTATTCTAACATTTGACACATAGGCATTCATTGTACCATATGTTGTAGTTTGATATGATGACCCATTTGTAAGATTTCCTATAACAGTTTGTGTGGCTGGATATCCTGTCCAGGTATAGGCCGTTGTTGAAGCTGCCTGATATATGCCGTTAAGATATGTACGTGTGGTTGTGCCATCATAGGTAGCAGCCAAATGATTCCAAGCATTTTTTTGTAAAGCAGTTACTGAATTTAATTGTACATTGTTACCTCTTGTTCCTGAGTAAAAGAATATATAAGTAAATATTCCGCTACTACTATAGGCCATTTGAAAGTTAACATTGCTTGTTGCTCCGTCATCTTGCATTACCAATTGATTATAGGTGTTAAATGCCAAAGGATACACCCAGCATTCAATAGTGTACTTACCACCAATAACGTTTAATGCTGGAAGACTAGCAGCCGATGGGTTTACAATTACCCAATCTCCTGTGGTGGTGCCTGATACGTAAATACTACCACCTGTGTTGACTGGGTTATAAGGTATACCAGGAGTAAATGGTGATACAGGAGTTACAATAGGAGTGTTTACAAACAC